ATACGTACGTACCCCCCGCGCAAGGCGGGGGCGGGGGGGGTCAAAATATATTGCCACCCCCTCCCCCCTATGTAAAAAAGCACGCATTTCTGCGGGTTACAGACTGTAACAGTGTTTTAGTGTTGGACCAAAAGGGTTCGAAGGCGCACAAGAATCGAAGCGCGGCGGTCTATCTCCACCACTATAAAGCGGCACATCGTTCATACATTATTATATATAGGGGCAAGGCGATCACATTCGAATGTGATTCGATTGTTGACAATTGTTTTCAATTGAGTTGCATTTTGTTGTTGACTATGTTGGCACATTGTTCCTATCCATTGTTCATCAACAGCAAAGAGGGAATGAACAATGGCTTTTGATTTATCACAATATATACCGTTTAACGTATTCGCATTGATATGGATTGTCTGCATGTTGGCGGGTTTGTCCTATGCTTGCCGCAACGATAAAAAGGGGAAGTAACAATGCGCCTAGCTAACCTTACCGCGTTTCAACGTTACACCGCCAACCTTGAACGCCATAACATACCTTTCGCCGATAGGCTTGCCCGGCTTGACGTGGCCATTGACCATTCGGCGCTATGGCTATCACCCCGCGAATATAAGCGGTGCAACGCTTTCGTCTCTAACTACGCAACACAAGGGGAGTAACAACAATGGTTACATTTACACATAACGATTGGCACGGCTGGCAAAGCAACGGGCAATTCTTGCTAAGCGATGAAAAGGTTAAACACCTTCGATACTTCGCAGACACCGATGCCGCGGTAACGTGGCTGTATCTCGAAGGATACCGCGACGCGGCCCGCGCCTTAAACACCGCGTCGAAACTAGTTGACGCCTAACACCACCGGACGGCGGGGAAACCCGCCGCGAGGATGGCGCTAGTGCCAATTAGAGGGAAAAACCAATGACAATGCAAACATTACTTTTGATCGACGAATACCTGACGCAAGGCGGTTACACGCCCGGCATTGATGCCGAAACGCTAGAGCGCGAAGCGCACCTAGTCGCCGCCGCGCCGCAAATGCGGACGGCACTAGATAGCATGGTGGTAAACTATGCTCAAAGCGGACGGGTATCAGATGAATTTGTGCGCGATGTTGCGCGGATGCTGTTGGAGATCGACCAATGATGCAAGGAATTTGGACAAAGTATAGCGGCTCGCGCATAAAAGCGATTGCCCGGACGCGCAATTCTTGGGGCGGGGAACAACCCGAAATGGCTTTGCGCTTGGCGTATGACCATGCGTTGAACGCTGACGAAAACCACGCCGCCGCCGCCGCAGCTTTGGCACGTAAATTGGGCTGGGACGGCCTTTGGCATGGCGGCGGACGGCCTGACAATAAAGGCTATATGTTCGTCAAGATAGCCAGCGTTTACCAAGGCGCGCCGGACAGCAGCGTAGGCCGCGAAGGTGTTGACTGGTTCTGTATTGAGCAGAAAGGCGCAGCATGACAAACGCAACACACACGCCCGCCCCTTGGCGGATTGTAACCGATGGCATTAGCCATTGGATAGAAATAGAGCCCAACAAAATTGCGCTGATACACGCTAAGAAAGCAGACCGCGACCTAATCGCAGCCGCGCCTGACCTGTTGGCCGCTTGTGAAGCAATGGCGGCACAACTAGGCAGCGGCGACGATTACTCCAAATGGGAAAACGCTAAGGCTCAATTGTTGGCCGCGATCACAAAAGCAAAAGGAGCATAGCATGATTAAGCCGCAACAGGCTGCGCCATTAGGCCGCAAGCATCGCGTATCGTCCGACAATGCTTGGCCGCTTCGCAATTCAGACGGCCTCACCTTCGCCGAAGCAAAGCGCCTTAGAGAGCAGGAGAAGAGCAAATGAACGACAACGACGACGAACCATTTGATAACTACACCGAACGGGCAAGCGCCACCTTGGCGTATCGCTTGATGGAGTATCTGGAATTTCTTGGCGTGATAACCGACGAACATGTCAACTATCTGCGCTGGCCTCCAATCGAATTGATTGAGGATGCAGAAAGGGACTTGATGCAATGACCTCAGATAACTGGCTTTTTATGTTTGTTATGGGGATAATAATCCTCGCCGCCTATCTGGCCGCAACGAAACCAAAGATAACCGAGCAAGAGCGCAAAGAGATGGAAGAGGAGTGGTGGGGATGACGCCACGGGAGAAGAACCTTAAAGATATAGAGCATCTGGCCGAGGGCTACGGCTACACGGTCGCGGACATCCTCGGCCCAAGTCGCCGCAAGCATTTAGTTTTTGTGCGCAACCTTTGCGTCTTTATGCTTAGGAACAAAGGCTATAGCACAACGGAGATCGGGCGTATCATGAACCGCAATCACAGCACGATCTGCCACGCATTGAATAAGGACAAGAGCAAATGACAAGTGATGAATTTAAAGCAACACGCGAGAAGCTGGAGCTAACGCAAAGCCAGCTTGCCTATAAGATAGGGCTGTCCGAACGGGCGGTAAGATACTATGAGCAAGGCGGTCGGTCCGTCCCTGCTCCAGTCTCTATCCTCTTAGAGACGTTTCTAAGGGGCGCAGGGCGATGAGAACGCTAGTCTGGTGCCTTATAGGCGGGCCATACGTTTTCGCGCTCATGTTAGCTCCTGGAGCGTTTATAGCGGCATTGGTGGCGTTGCCCTTCTATTTATTGGGCAGCGGCTGGCAAATCGCCTTCGCATCCACCGCATTTGTCACGGCGCTAGTCTTGGCGGTATATCTAACGCGGCTTGTTATTCAGCATGAAAAGGAACTAGACGATGGCCGGACATATTAAACGACGCACCATTGCGTCAAACTTAGACAAGGTTGGCGAGACTGTTTTGCTGGAGAAGATTGCTTCCGGCATGACAATGGCTGGCCTTGCCCGTGAATTAAACATTAGCAACCTATCCCTCTACCATTGGATACGCAAAGACCCAGACAGGGAGGAGCGGTTCAAACAGGCTCGGACAATCGCGGCGGATCAATGGGCGGACGAGTGCCTCGACATTGCCGACGCTTCGGACAACGTATCGGCCAACGCCGACAGGCTCAAGATCGAAACACGCAAATGGCTGGCCGGTGTTGCTGCTCCGGAGAAGTTCCAAGCCAAGCCGACCGCAGCGGTCCAAGTCAACGTGAACCAACTTCATCTTGATGCACTGCGCCAGCTAAACTTGGCGTCATCAAATCCACATGAAGCCATAGACCAAGAAGTCACCATCGACATCACGCCACCTAAGCAAGTCGGCTCTCATAATCTCGATGCGGACGACTTGCCGGGTGTTTTTGACGACGATTAACGGAAAACTGCCATCCGTGCACGGTTTGAAAAATCCGTGCCGGGTTCGGGCCGGGTTTAGGGCCGGGTTTACCCACGCATTTCCGCCAATGTGCCGGGAGTGCACGGTTTGTCGGCCCATTAGTCCCCATAAATAAGTAACAGTGTAATATGACACTTCTAACACTGTTACTGTCGTAAGGGGTAATTAACTTTTTTAAACCCGGCACTCCCGGCACATCCTTAGATTTCAGCCATTTTATCTGGCCCTAAACCCGGCACCAACCCGGCCCGAACTATCTCAAACCGTGCACGGATTTAAAAAAAGGGAGCCGAAGCCCCCTCAATCTTCTTTACGTTCACGTAAACCTATGAGCCGGTCAAGATACCATCGGGCCTTCTTCAAGTCCTCAATCGGCTTCCCCTTCCTCTCATAGCGCCACATATATTTCATGATATTGCCCTTGAGGTAGCCAGCATATGCCTCCGGACCCATCGACGCTTCGATCCCTTCGATGGCCTCGATGCCTCCGGTCTTATAGTGCGGTGGACTATTGACCACATCTACCACCTCGTGATTGAGCGCATCCCTAATCTCTTTGTATCGCATAAAATCATTCCCATACATTAGCCATCATCCCTATCATCTGCTTTGAAGTTAATCTGAACGCCAAAGAAATCTTCCGATTGCTCATCAATCATGGCGTTGATGACCATGTAATCCGCATCGCCTATGAGAAGCTCAAGGCCACGGAACACACGCTTCGTTCGTGTCGCCCGATCCCTTGTGGGTTCAAAGCCATGCGTCTTCATCTCTCCGTTGAACTTACGCTGCGACCAATCCTTGCCCTTGGCTTCGTTGTTATCCTTGCACCAGTCACGGAAATCATTGAACGCCTCATTGGTAGTCATCTCATTGTCAGGACCAGCCACGCAGCGCTCACTGATCCAGCGGGCCAATGCGTCCTCTCCTGCGAGATACTCATCAGTAGCTTGGATTACTGCCTGCGGTGGGTTCAATCCCTGCTCCAGCCAAGACTTAGCGCCCTCGATAACCCACGCCAAGATGGCTGGATATTCTTCCTTCAGCTTGTCCGGCAAGTCCATGTCCTTGCGGACTGGCTTGGTCTCGACCGGGATGAGGTGCATACGCCGACGCATAGCATCGTCCACGTTAGTAATCTCTGGCTTCGTATTGCCTGCGATAATCAACGTGAACTGCGGATTGAACTCAAACAAATCCTGCCGCATGAAGCGCGCACTGATCTTGTCCCCGCCAGTCAACGCCTTGACCTTGGCTTCGTCCCACTTGCGCGACGGGTCAATCTCCTGCGCGTGCACGAGCCTTGCGCCCATCAACGACGCCAACTCTGTAGGATGCCGCTGATTGTTCGACGCGAGGAACACGTCCGCACTGGCTACGGTGGCATAATCGCCAAGGATATTGCCTATCGCTCCGAGGAACGTCCCTTTGCCATTACCGCCGGACCCGTGGGCGAAGGCAAGCACATGCTCTTTGGTCGAACCCGTAGCGGAATAGCCAGCCAACCTTTGAAGGTAAGAGATCATCTCAGCATCACCGTTGCACGCCTCATTGAGAAACGCTTGCCATTGCGGGGCTGGCTTGCTGAAGTCCGCCTCGACCGATGTGCATTTTGTGCACATGCGAGAACGGTCATGCGCGAACAAGACCCCCGTCTTCAGGTCCACCATGCCCGACCGGGTGTTGAGGATATAGATGTCCGCGTCTAGCTGCTCGGTGGTCGCCTGCATCGACGGCTCAACTGCCGCCAGCTTCGCCA